AAGCAGTTCCTTTAAGAGCTGGTAGTGTTTTCCTACAAATAGTATACACCTTTCCCTTTGATTGTAACGCTTTAAGTATTATTAATTGAGCTAATGAATATGTCTTACTTGATCTTGTACCCCCCTGATTAACTACAATTCTTGTACTAGCATTAAGATTCTTTTGTAGAACTACTGTTCCCTTTAGATTCAATAATTTCAATTTCAATCTTTTTTATATCTTCTTCGTTTGATGTTAGATTAATATTCTGTTTTTGTATATATCCTCTCTTGTGTCCTTTATGTTGTAAATAAAATATAATACTTTTCTCTTTCTCATTCTCTATATTCTTAAATAGCTTACTTTCTACAAAATCTAATTTAAGGTTATCTATCTCATCTACCTTTTTTCTAAATTCTTCGTCCTCGTGATACCATTTGTAAAAACTACTTCTACTTATGCCTGATCTATTACAAGCTGTTGACACTATTCCTAAGCTATTCTCTAATGCTTGTAATAATGTTTCTTTCTTTAGTGTGCGTTCTTTTTTGCCCATTTTATTAAATTTATTTTATACATTTAGTTTTATGCAAAATTCATTATTTTTTCTTTTTGCACTTAATACCATATTTGGGTATTCTTTTATTAATCTTTTTATACAATCCCTTTCTATTTCTATAGTCCTATAATCTTTACAGCCACCCTCTGTAGTCCAATGTTCATTTTCCCAATGTAAATACCTTATACCTAAGATCCCCCCCTTATCTCTAATATGCCTTAAGCATATTTCATAATCTTCTTTTACTTTATATTTTTCATTAAAATAATATTCTCCATCATTAATCATTCCCATACAACTTGCTGTTAAATACGTTCTAAATAATATAGGTTTATATGGATATGTTCCTCTTGGTGAGCTTTCTGTTCTTACGCCCCACATTTTATATTCTAATTCTTCACACATCATAAAAAACTTTTTAAATTCTTCATTCCAAAATTCTTCGTTTTTTATTTCTATTTTCTTTGTATTTCTTTCTAATAGTTTATTGTAACCACAAGTTTTCACATCATCATCAATAAACACTACATATTTTTCTTTTGTGTTTTTTAAGATCCAGTTTCTTGTAGGTGTAATTCCTTGAATATTATTAGGTATTCCTATTATATTTTTTACAAACGCTTTATATTGATGTACTTCGCTATTTGGTACAAAAAAGGTTGCATTAGGTAAAACATTTTGACTTGTTGTTCTACCTGCTCTGTTTTTACTTGGAATTGCGATTATCATATCTTTTTTTAAAATCTTTATAAGTTATTACTCTTTCTATACTTATGCTGTCAAATGCACTACCTTTTTTATATCCCCCTCTCCGTACCATTTTTAATTTTAAATCTTCTTTTAATTCTTCCCATTCCACGCTATTAGGTTCAGCCATTATTAGTATATATTCTTTAGGGGGTTCTATTTGAACTGATTGAGGTATTTCTATTTCTTCATCTTCCTCAGCATCATCTATTAATTTATCTATATTAAAACCTAACTCAATATCTTTAAACCCCCAATCTTTTAACTCATCAACATTAAAGTTGTTAGCCAGTATATCTAAATCAAATTCCCCTGTATTCTTATTTAACCTTATGTTTAATTCCCTTTCATCTTCTTTAGATAAATTTACTCTAACCGTAGGAACTTCTGATGCCCCAAGCTCTCTCACTATTTTTAATCGCTGGTGCCCCCCAATTACCGTATTATCACTATTTATTATTATTGGATCTACTAACCCAAATTTTTCTAATGATGCTTTTAAATCCTCATATTGTTTTTTAGTCAATATTCTGGGATTGTACTCTGCTTGTTTAAGTTCTGATATTTTTACTTTTGTTATTTTCATAAGTATTTACAATTATGTTTTACTATATTTTGTTCTTTTAGTTGTTGGTTAAATTCCTTATTTGTTTCTGCTTTAATGTGACAGCTTCTACATAAAGCTATTAAATTTTCTATTTGGTTTTTGTGTCCTGTTGGATCTCCACCAATCCCTCTCGCTTCAATATGGTGTATGTCAACTGCTGTTGTTCCACACGCTTCACAAGGGATAAAATCATCTTTACAATAATCGTGAAAGTCCATATATATTTTAGTATGTTTCTTCATCTTCCTTGAGATTTATACTTTTTAAAATAGTTTTTTGATCCTTTTAATTTACTCATTTTACTTTTAGCGTGTATCCCTTTTCTCTTTCGCCTTTTGTTTGGAGAAAACTTAAAACCTTTTTGTTTCATATCTTACAAGATTTTTCATATACTTTTTTAAGATTATCCATTATTTGTTTATTACATGGTGAACAGCTTTTCCATTGTGGGTTGTTACCAAACACCCTTTTATATAAAGTGTTTACAATAGTTTTTTCCTCTCTAGTTAAATGCCCCCTGCTTTCTATTGGTAATATTGCTTCTTCGTATATCTTAATCTCATCTTCCGTAAATTGTCTTATATTTTTAAAGTGCGGAAACATTTGATTTAGTTTCTTTTTTCGTTCTTCGCAACCACAATCATCTCCTAACACTTTTTTAGCCAACTTATCTATTCCTGTTGCTTTGGTGAATTTAGCTATATCATCACCAATACCTTTACTTTTGTTTTTCATTTTTTAAAAAATTTTTAATAAACCTTATTGACTTCCCTAATGTACTTCTATTTATTTTTGTTGCTTTGCTCATAGTATTTAAACTATAATTTTCTCTATAATATATTTTAAAAACCTCTACATCAAACCAACTTAAATGTTTTAACTTTTCATCTATCCATTGTAACCTGTCCTCTTGCTCCTCTAACCTTTTCATCTTTTCTTTTGTTAGAGGCTCTTTGGTATAAATATAAAATTCTTTTAATTGTTTTTCGTTGTATTGTTTTCTATACTTTTTATGATAAGGGCTTGTATTACTTTGATATTGATTTAACATTATTCTAACTATATAAAAAGTAAGTTGTTTTTTTTCTATTATAATTTTAATCTTTTCCTGATCCGAATTATAAAGAGCTATAATTGTTTCGTGTAATAAATCTTCATAATCAGGAAATTTATTGCTTGTTATTCTTTTGCTAATTTCTAGCAATTTATTATAGCTGTTTTCTAAATATATATTTAGTTTTTTCACAACTTTTGAAATAATTTTACACCTGCATTTTTTAAAGCATAATATTCCCATTTACCTAAAGCACTAATACAGGGTACTACTAACTCAGGTTCATATTTATCTCTTATATAATCTACTTTATTTATAATATATTCATCTTCATCTATTATCTTTTGTGTTTCTTTGTGTATATAAATATCATCTGTTGTACTTCTTTCTACTTCAAATAAAAAATATCTAAAGTTTTCTCTACCGTCTTTTGTTCTAATATTCTTAAAAGGTTCGTGTTTTTTTCTCATATCGTTTTAGTGTATTTAGTAAATATTTCTATAAATTCTTCTAGTGAATAACATACTACAGCTTTATAATTTCTAGCAGTTAAGTTAGCTAACCATAATTTCTGATCCTTGCTAGGCTTATTGTATTTAACTTTAAGCTCTACCATTAAACCATTATGCTTTAAATTAGGTTCAAATATTAATATATCTGGCACTCCTTTTTTATAATGTTTTTTAACTAGGGCTTTTTGTTTATAATTTCCCTTACCCAAATAAACACCCCCTAATGTTGAAGTCCAAAGTATATGAGGATAGTAGTTTAAATAATCTACTATGCTATTATGTAAATCTTGTTCTTTCATTTAATTTGACTTTTTATATATTCCCAAGTTAAAGCCCCTAGTATTAAATTAAACACTATTAACACTAATAAACTTAAATTACTTATTTCTATCATTTTTCTGTGTGTATAAATATATTTATTTGAAATACTAACAATAGTATATGTATTTCCCAATATTTTCTTATTTCATCAGGCTCAAAATGTCTAACCCCAAGCAACAAACCATTTTTTATAAAACTTATAAATATCATATCCACTTAATAATTGTATCACCATTAAAGCCCTTTTCCCAAATATACCAACAATATGCAACAGCACTTGTTCCTTTAAATTCTCCATTTTTAGCACATTCTTGTCTTTTACTATAAACATATACTATTTTAGGAGGGTTGTGTTTAAATAATAATTTTCTTTTTTGCCCCTCTAAAAATGTTAGCTTTAAAAACATAGCAACCTTATTTCCATTAGGTATTATTTTTAATGATTTTTCTACAAAATCCTGTGCGTATTTATAAGGTGGATTGGTTACTATATCACCTAACCACTCTTGCACATCTATAGATAAAAAATCTAACACATCACCATAGCCACGATCTATTATATCCGAGCTATAAACATTTATTCCATAGTGACTACCAATTTTTAACATTCTTTTAGATAAGTGACCCTCCCCACAAGCACACTCCCAAATATTTCCACTAAAAACTTCCCTTTCAAATAGATCCTCTACACATTTAGGGCTTGTTGCATAATAATCGTATTGTTCCCTATCATCTTTACTATGACTACTTGCCCCTAGTGTTGTATAAACTGTGTTTTTATTTCTATTATTTAACCAATTTTTCATCTTTTCTTTCTGTATTTAATGTGGCCTGTTAAAGTTTCTATTTTTTCATACTGACAATTATCTACAAGGTGTTTGTAAAACTTGTTTACTTGTGATTGATCCTCTCTAATTCTATTTAAGTATGCACTATCTAAAAAGTCAGGCATATTATTTGCACTACTTCCGTTGCTAAAATTCTTTTGATTTCTACACCAACGCTTATATCTTAAGCTGGTATTCCAAGTTTTCTCTAATTCCCAACGCTGTTTACCTACATTATTCTCCTCTGTCCAATAATCAACAAAGTCCTCTATATAATCTTTAGGCTCTAATTCTTTTAAATCATTTAAAAACTTTTCTTTGCGTGTATATACATTCTTATTTTTAATTCTTATTTCTTTATTATTATTAATAGAGTTAGAGTTTTTTAATGTCTTGGTATTAAAATTTTTACAATCTAGTTCCTCAGTTTTTTCAGTACTAGATGTTAAAAAACTTAATATCTGGGTATGATCTATTTTAAAATGTTTTTTAGCTGGTACACCTTTAAGCACTACCTTAATTATGCCCCATTTCTCAAGCACAGATAAAGCTTGTCGAATTTGATAATAACTTAAAGTTGTACTACAGCTAATGTCTTGTGTTACATTAAAAAAATAGCCCCCATTATTTTGGGAGCTATCTTTAAAATATTCTTCTTTTTGTATAAGATCAGAAAGAACCAAACTAGCATCAACACCTAGATTAATGAGAAGACACTTATTTATAATTAAAAAAGGTGTTTTTGCTAGTATTGATTTTTTCATTTGCCTAATTTATATAAAAATATTTTACATTATATAAAATTTAATTATTAGTTATTAACAATAAATAGTTAAAAAGGCATTTCTACTGATTTTTTGTCCTTTAAAAATTCATCATACATAACAGTAAATTTTTCTACTTCATCTATTCCTATTTTACCACCAGCAGCTAATTCTATAGCTCCTTTAAAAGCCACACTAAATCTAATTTCTGCATTAGTATCATTTTTAGTGTTTGAATAACTAGGAGATGAAGTATTGTTATTAAACTTTGAATCACCCTTAAAAGCGATTTTAACAGTTCCTTTAGGGCTTATTGTATATTCCACCTCATCACCTACTTGCTCATAGGTTTTGTCTTTCTTTTTATACATTTTACCAATGTCTCCATTTTCAAAGACAATAGTAAAAATAAACATATCATTAAACTTTTCTGGTTGTAAATTTAATTCAGTAATTTTTGATTTTTTAGTTTCCATTTTTTTAGTATTTAATTAATAATTCGTTTAGATCCATATTGATTATTTCACAAAGTAGTAAAAGCTCACTTACTTTAAATGAAAAAGGACTATCTAATTTCGCCAACATTGTGGGATAAGATAGCCCTAGTTCTTTTGCTAAATGATTTTTTCTTACTTTGTTTTTCATCATTTCCAAGATCAAAGTATCTTTAACTTCATCTTGTTTTTTAAATTGTGTAAATTTCATAAACAATAAATTTTATGCAAGATAATAAAAATAACTTTATAAAAATAAAAAGATATTAACATAGCTATTGTTAATAAAGTATTAATTATTTATTTGTTTTATTAAAAATATTTTACATATATTTGTGTAAACAAAAATTATAAGTAATGAAAAAAGATATAACACTACTAGAAGAATATAAAAATATTCTTATGAATAGAATAAAAGAGTTAGAAAAAGAACAAGAAAAATATTTACATAACTTTACAGAAAACTACTCTTTATGGAATAATATACAAAGTAGAATACTAGAACTACAAAGTCAATGGTATGTAGTACAGGGTTTAATAATAAAAAACATATAACTATGGAATTAATAATATTTTTAACTTTTGCATTAGTAATTAAAGTTTGTGAATATGCAAACAAAAAAGGATATAGATAATGAAAATAATAATAAATAATAAAGAGGTTAATTTAGATACTATAAAAGTAGATGGCGTGTACTCTTGGGATTACCCTGAATATTGTGACGCTTATGTTTGTTATGCTAAATTTTTAGACGGTTCTGCATTGAATCGTAATGAATTAGAACAAATTACAGATAATTACCAAGAATTAGTAAATGATTTAGCACATCAAATAAATACTTAAACTATGAAAATAACAATAGATGCAGATACACTAGCTATAGCATTAGCACATAATAAAGTAGAAAAAA